ACACCGGAACCGTAACCAATTCACCTGAACTTACTAAATTTAATCATAAAGACATTTCCCCCACTGAGTTATCTAGAGGAATAGGTAGGTCTATTAAGGTGGAATCTACGGATATGGCTCAGATGATGAAGGGACTGACGTCTATTGGTATGCTCCCTGTGCAGTTTGTGAATGAGTTGAGGGAGTTTATTGATAAACGGGTTTTAGCGCATTCTGAGGCTAAGGAGCAGTCTTTACCCGTAACTCCTGCTGAATCGCCTATAATTTGGCAGGAGGAGGCAAGGAGCGTGGTCTGGGAAGGAGACCCAGAGGATTGTTTGGAAGCGTATGTCACAGCAGCGCCTAAGAATGATCGGATACGGATTATTAAAATTACGGGGGTTGAGGAGTACCATCAGGTGTGGGTGCAGCCAGGATTATGGCCTATGGTGGGTTGGACTATTTGTATTCGTCCAACACCGGAGGGATATGTGATGATAGGGGAATATGGCCGGAAGGGAGACCGCATTCGATGAAGAAGTTAATGTATGCGGATGAGTATGTTCCAGATTTTGGCATCCCTTGGCCGACGTTAGATTTGGCCACTCTCAGTGATTTTGACCTTAAGACCCATGCCATCAATCGCAGTAAGATTGAGGAAGCAGCTAGATTAGACCCAATCCAGTTTGGTTGGACACTACTAAGCTGGCGTAAAGTCATGGATGAGTGGAAGTTTTATAACAAACACACCATTCTAGGCGGTAATCGAGCAGGGAAGACTAGCTTTGCGGCTAGGCTTGTTGTCGATGCAGCCATGAAGATACCAGAAGCCAAGATTCGTTGCTGGCACGTTAATGAAGAGAAGAGCATAGCAGAACAACAGAGTTTAATCTGGGATTGCTTACCAGTGCGATTCAAGGAGATGGGTAAGAAGAAGGGGGTTAATTTCAGCATTCAATACTCCCAGAAGAACGGGTTTACTGGTTCAAAATTGATCCTTCCCCCGCAGGAGGGGTATTCTAAGGGTAGTGAGATACAATTTAATTTCTATCAGCAGTTTAGAAATGATGCACAGATGGCTGAAGGTTGGTCTGCTCATATTATCTGGTGCGATGAAGAATGCCCACAGAAGTTGTTTGAAACCCTCCAGTACCGTATCGTTGACCTTAACGGACGCATCATCCTTACCTTTACCACGTTAAACGGTTGGACACCACTAGTTGCGGATATTTGTTCCCGTAAGCGGGTTATCTCTAAACGGTACTCCAGTATGCTTGACCGTGAGATTCCGTATGAAGAGGAATCGTTATCTCGCATTGGAATGCGCCTTTATTACTTTTGGACGGAAGATAATCCTTTTATTCCTACCAAGCAGTTTCTTAAGGATTTACGTTCCAGATCAGACGAAGAGAAATTAGCCCGTGCTCATGGCATACCTACCAAGGCTATGGCGTCTAAGTTTGCTAAGTTTGATGAAACCGTCCATGTGCTAGACCGTATGCCTTGGCAGGATGAGTCTATCGAAGACCGTAAGAACTACACCCGCTACATGGTAGTTGACCCAGCCGGTAACAAACCTTGGTTCATTATCTGGGCTGCGGTGGATATTGCTGGTAAGGTGTATGTTTACAAAGAATGGCCCGATTCCTCGTTTGGTAACTGGGCTGAACCCGCTGAAACTCCAGAAGGCAAGGCCGGTGCAGCTCAAAAACCTTTAGGTTACGGCATCAACGACTACGTTGAGGTGTTTAAGGAAGCTGAACAAGGGGATGAAATTGTAGAGCGACTTATTGACCCACGTTTATCCCAAGCCAAAACCCCATCCAGAGATGGTGCTACTACGCTACTTACCGAGCTGGAAGATGCTGGTTATACCTTTATCCCAGCCCCAGGCATAGATATCGAGGACGGCATTGCCCTTATCAACGATAGGCTTGGGTATGATAACCTTAAACCGATAGGTGCAACAAACAGCCCAAAGCTATACATATCCTCAGAATGTGTAAACTTAATTGACGCAATGAAGAACTATTCTGGTTATTCACGCGAAGAGGCTTACAAAGACCCCATCGACTGTTTGCGGTACTTACTGGTTAGCGGAGCATCCCACATTGATATAAGTGGTATGGTTGATACCGGAGCTACCTTTAGCTACTGACAGTTTTTTATTTACATCATTCAATTATTATTCAAACCCATTACCTCAAGGCGTATGAACCCGTATTTAGACCCAGATGTTCGTCAGGAAATTGTTGCTATGCAACTAGCCGTAAATGCTGCATCACAAGCAGCGTGTTCTGCGGAGCGTAACGGCGACCCCGACGCTGAAGACTTGCGTCAAGAGTGGCGTGATCTGAACATCGAACTTCAGCAATACATTCAAACGCTTCGTAACACAAAATAATTTATGGCACAGCTTTCCCTAGATCAGAACCGCACGGATTATACTTACCAGTTAGCTCCGAAAGATGGGGACGGCCCAAATCTGCCATCGTTGCGGTTGGCTTTTGAAAACACTATCCGAGATTGCTCGGCGTTTGTATCTCAATGCCGCTTGAACTTTGAAACCCGCTACGCCATTTGGAATGGTCAAAGCGCAGACGGCAAGAAACACGCACGCGAAGGCGCAGACCTAGACCCAACTCCTTGGGATGGTGCGTCTGACATGAAGAACTACATTGCTGACCAAATTGTTAATCAGAAGGTCGCTACGCAGTGTATGGCGTTTAAGCGTTCTAACCTTGAAGCCGTTCCAATCGAAGGTGCTGACATTGTGCGTGCGCGTGACGTTACTAACTTTATGCGCTGGTTGGTTTACACCCAAGTACCAGAAGTTGACCGCGAAGTAGAATTACTCTCTCAGTTCATTAACGAAAAAGGCGTGGCTCTTATGGGCCAATTTTGGGAAACTACACAGGAAAAGACCCTTGATACGCTTAAGCTGGTAGATTTCCAAGCCAAGTTTCCGCAAGTGGATATGCTCAAAATGCTGGATGATGAGCACGCCGTTGCCGGTTTAATTGCCGTTCTCAAAGAGCACTACGATATTTCAGATCGTAAAGCTAAAGAGATGATTAACGATCTTCGTGATACAGGCCAATGCTCGATTCCGGTACTTGGTCGTGCCGTTTCTCGTCCCATCATGCGTGCGTTTAACTTGGATGAAGACGTATTTATCCCACCTTACGCTACCGACATTGAACTTTCTCCGCATATTTTCCGTGTTCAATACTTTACTCCAGAAAAACTTCGCTCGTTTGCTCACAGTGAAGGCTGGGATAAGAACTGGGTAGAACAAGCAATTCTGAAATTGCGTGGTAAGATGATTCCTCTGGTTCCTGACCAGAATCTTGCTCCTATTTCGCGTAACTTTATCTATCGTTATCAACGCTTCAACGACCTAATCGGCGTTGTGTTTGCGTATCAACGGTTGTCTGACGCTGATGGTGTTAGCGGCATCTACCTTACTATCTTTAATCCTATGATGCCCAAGGATGAAAGCCAACCTGGTTACGCCAAGTTTGGTCTTCTTGGCTACCGTCATGGGCAATATCCTTTTGTTCTGTATCGTCGTGAGTACCTTACCCGCCGTCTGCATGACAGCCGTGGTATCCCCGAAGTGGCGATGCCAGCGCAGAACATGATTAAAGCGCATCGTGATGCTCGTATTGACGCAGCGTCTATTGCCATCATTCCTCCCTTGGGGTATCCGGCAGGACGCGCACCCGCTCGTTGGGGGCCAGGTGCTAAGATTCCAGAACGCCGCCCAGGGGAGTATCATTACCTTGATCGTCCTACTGGCGACGTTAATACCGAAAACTCTGAGCGCATTCTTACGGAAAACTTGCGCGAATACTTTGGTATTGCTTCGGCTGAAGGCGACCCAGTGGCCCGCGATCTTCAGAATCAACATCTTGTAAACAAGTTCCTGTCCTCGCTATCTCGTTCCTTTAGTCAGATTTGGAAGCTCTATCAGCAGTTTGGTGACGACAACGTTTACTATCGCGTCATTGGTCAAAACTCTGCTCAGCCTACTCGTTTCGGCAAAGGCGACCCAACGGAATCTTACGAGTTTTATATCAATTTTGACATACAGTCCATGAATGCTGAACAGGTTGAGAAGAAACTCACCCAGTTGTTTGGCATTGCTAACCAAGCCGACAAATACGGTCAGGTTGATTGGACAAAGATGCTGCAAATCGGTATGGCTGCGATTGATCCAACGATTGCTGAATCGGTCATTCAACCCCGCGCTAACGCTACGCAACAGGTTGTATCTGAGGAAAAGAACGCCCTTAGCCGCCTATTCTCTGGCTTTATGGAGGACTTTAACCCCAAGACGCCTCCAGACATTGCCCAGCAAGTTATGCAGCAATGGATGCAGATGCCTGACGTCACTCAACGTTATCAAGGCGACGAAACGTTCAAAGCTCGCGTGGACACTCGCGCTAAACAAATTCAACAAGCTATTGTGCAACAACAGAACGCACAAACTGGCCGCTTAGGTGCCAGCTTCCAGCAAGTGATGCAGAAGCAGAATATGTAATTTATGAAACATGAACCAGTGTTGCTAGATGACCAACGGGTAAATCAAGCGATCAGGGAACTTAACGGCCATAAGTCTTTTCAAGATTTTAAGTCCGCTTTATACAGCTTACGGGAGACAGCACTATCTCGTTTGTGGGATGATACGGTTATCTCTAACGAACGTGTGTGTCTTGCATATCAAGTCGAAGCTCGCGTGTATCAGGACATATTAAACCGCATACAAGATGCTGGTGTTGTCCTAGAAGTCGCTGAAGACACTTGACATATAAATTTCGCGGGTAAATACACCCGCAACGCCTTGGATCGTTTTATCCATGAATTGTTAGGTTAGTTTCTTGGAGTTCACAAACCATGCCTTCCGATAATACTACGGTTACTTCACCCACCACAACTTCGGTTGAAAGCGTTGATGTCAAAACAGGTAATTTGTCATTAGACAAAGCAGCGCAGCATCTTATGCGTCTTTCTCAACAGAAAGAAACAGAAGTTCCCGCCGCCGAGCCTAAAGACTTGTCCGAAGTTACCTCGGAGGAAACCCCTTCGCAGCCTGAAGAGGCTACATCGGATACGATAGCTGATACTGCTACTTCTCAAGAATCAGATGGAACCGAAGCTGTTTCAGAAACGGAGCAAACAGAACAGGAACCAGATGACGTTCTTTCACAGCTCTCAACGCTCGACCCCAAGGCTCAAGAAATTGCTAAGGCATTGCTTGATAAACAAAAGGAACGGCTTGTAGGCAAATTTGAGAAACGGATCGGTAAAGAAGTTGCCAAGAAGAAAACGATTGAGGGTCAAATCCAATCGCTCTCCCAGCAGCTTGAAGAGTTTAAGGCCCAGCCAAAAACTGAAGCCGCTATTACTCCTCCACCTATCAACAACCCAAATAACCCTCTAGCTCACATTAACGACATTCAGTCGTTGAACCAAGAGTTTATCAAAGCCAAAGAAGCCCTTCGCACTTCGGAAGACTTGCTCGCGCAGATGGAAGATAACGGAATGGATAATATTGATTACGCTGGTCAGCAGTTTTCTAAGCAAGCCATTAAAACGGCTATGCGTAACGCTAAGCGCGTTGTAGAAGACCACGCTCCTCAGCAAGCTCAGTATCTCCAAGTCCGCCAACAAAACACTCAAACGGCCTACGACCAATTCCCTTGGTTGAAAGATCGTAACTCTACGGAATACGTTCTGGCTCAGAAGTTCTTGTCCGACCCCACGGTTGCTTCAAGAGCTGACCGAGATGTTGTTGTTGGATTATTGGTTGAAGGATATAAAGCCGTGGAAGCCCGTAAAAAGACTGCCCCTGCCGCTAAACCTACACCCAAGCCCAAAGCTCCAAGTTCACAAACTGAGTTTTCGGCCTCTTCCAGCCCTTCGCGTGCATCTGACTCTGAAATTTCTAGGTCTAGGAATAGCAGCGAAATTGAGAAGCTGACAGCAAAGAAAGGCGGATTGAGAAGCGTAGATGCAGCTCGCATTTTGCTCTATAAAGAAAATCTCCAAAAACGTTAAAATCTAAAACATCATGGCACAAGCAACAACATACAATCTCGTCGGCGTCCGCGAGGACTTGACCGATTTCCTAACGATTCTCGAACCCGAGGATTGCCCAAAAACATCTATGTTTGCGAAGACAGTTCGTCCTCGCCAACAGTTCCAAGAGTGGCAAATGGACACCTTGAGCGCGCCTTACTTCCCAGGCAAACTTGAAGGTCAAGACTACGCCACCTTCCAAAACAAAGCCGCTAACCGTGGCCGTGTTGGTAACTTTGTTCAGACTTTCGCCCGTACTTGGATGGTCTCCCGCCTCGCGGAAGCCGCCGACGTCGCTGGCGTCAGCAACGAAGTCGCTAATGCTAAAGTTAAAGCAGCCCGTGAAGTTAAGCGTGACATCGAGTCCGCCATCGGCTCCGACAACGAAATGCAGCAGGACAACGGTTCTGTTCCTTACCTCCTTCGCGGTCTCGGCAAGTGGATTCAAGCCACTGCTCAAGCTACGAACCCAGTTCCTTCTAGCTATCTCACGCCTTCTGCGTCTATCGACTCTACGGCTACGGGTTCTCTGACTGAAAACACCTTCAACGGTGTGTTCCAGAGCATCTACGAAGTGAACGGTGGTAAACGTAACTACATCCTGTTCGCTGGCCCGAACCTCAAACGCGCTATCAGCAAATTCCAACGCGCTACTGGTTCTTCTGGCACAACCCAGACCTACCAAGTTATCCAGAACGCTACCGACCATGAAATCTCGCTCAACGTTGAAATCTACGATGGCGACTTCCACCATGTGACGGTTGTTCCTGACCTGTTCAACGGTCTCACCACCGCTGCTAACGAGTCTGGCGTGTTTGCTCCTACCAATGCCAGCCGCGCTCGCGGTTACGTCATTGATCCAGAACTTGTCGGCATCGGCTATTACGTCGGTATGCAGTCCGAAGAGTTCCCTGACCAGGGTGGCGGTCGTCGTGGTGCGGTTGAGGCTACCCTCACCCTTATGTGCAAAAATCCGAAGGGTCTCGGCAAATTCGCCGGTTCTTCGTAATCTAACCCTTAACATAGGAATATACTACCATGTCTGATTATCCACTCACAATCTCAAGCAAGCGTGTCTTCATCGAGAGCAACCCTGAGCGTCTTAGCGGCGCTACGATTCGTTACAATGTCCTTTATACAGACATTAATAACGCGTCGGCCACGGGTTCTACCGATACCATTACGCTTACCCTCGGCACAACTGCCGCTCTTTGGGCGGCGCGTGCGGCCTTCGCTAACGTTACCACAGCTTTTGCTGGTACCGGCGCGATGACCCTAAAAGTTGGCGTCACGGGTACGCTGGATGCGTTTATTGCTGCTACTTCCATCTTGTCGGCTGGTCTTATCCAGCCTTCGACTGGTTTTGGCAACGTGAACACCCCTGCGTCGTCCACTAGCACTTCTTCGACAACGATGAAAGCTACCTTCACCAATGCCACCAGCGGTTCTCCTTCGGCCCTTTCTGCGGGCGCGTTGGACATCTTCGTGGACTTGATCGATCTTAGCCGTCTGAGCTAAGGTTTTTTAATTGAAGTGGGAGGGGGTGGAATCAGCTTGCGCTGTCTGCCTCCTCCTCTTCTTTTTTGTTTATGGTCGCACCACTCAATAACACTCCAGATGAAGTTCGTAAGCTGTGGAACATTGCTGATGCTATGTTACCGCATGAAAAGAATGATATTATTGAGCGTGGTAACAAGATAGGTAAGGAATTGCAAGATCAAGGGTCGCTTCGTATCGACGGAGTAGGACAGATGATTGCCAAGATTCCGTTAGCGTTGTACATCCGTTGGCAGCAAGAGTTTCCAGGCTGCTGGCAGGATAAAGAATTTGTTGAATCCTTTTTAAAGGACAACCCCCAGTTTTCCGCTGTTAAGCGCACAGATACCCGCAACTCTATTATCGTACCGTGAGAACAAGCCCATACAGTAAATTTCTTACCAATATTGCGTCTCTTATTGGCGTCGAAGAGAACAATTTGCAGACTGCTGAACGGGCTATTCTTAACACTTTCTTTAACAAGAACCTTAAGTACGCTTGGCAACAGACCAACTGGATTGATCTTTGCCCATACGGTGAATACGTTAGCGCCAACAACTTACTTAACTTTCCAAACACATTTCAGAATCAAGTTTGGGGTAAGCACAACATCACGGTGGCTCCTAATGCGATGCCCAATGCCATTTCTGGCAACGTAGATGCGGCTCGTTTGACCACTACTGGCACTAACGCCTACCTTACGCAGTCTTTTACCCCTGTTTCGTTGTATCAAAACTACTTTGGCGTGTGGTTAAGGGCTTCGACTAATGCAGATGTGCCAGTTCAAGCAGTTCGTGACTCTGACGGCACCGTCATAGCCTCCATTACTTACAGTTTAACGAACGTTTGGCAGTTTTGCCTCCTGCCCTATACCCCAATCGACTTAACGTCCCATTCTGTGCGCGTTGGCGGCTCTAATGCCCTTTCTGCTGGTCTTACGTTCTTCTGTTGGCAAGCGGCGGCGGTGGATGTGTATTCCGTCACTGGTGGCATTATCATTCCGTATTCTCAAATAGGAAATGCCCAGATCGACATTCCTATCACGCTTTGGAAAGACAGCCCGTTTAATCCGCAGCCTCCTCGTCGTGTGGGTTATCGCTTAACAGATCAGGGTATTAAGGTTAATGACCAAGCGACCAATTTTATCGTAAACAACAACTTTGTATTTACGACCAACACCGCTACGTTACCCATCCCCGTCTATTACTTGTATTACCGTAAGCAAGTTCCTGACTTTACAGGGAATGATTACAGCGATACGGCTACTTATGCGGTAGGCGATCAAGTTGTTTTCACCTATTCTAATGGCTATAAGGATTACTGGCAATGCGTTGCAGCTACTACGGCTGGTCAAAGCCCAGAATCTGCGCCTAACAACTGGTTCTTGCTCGAAATTCCATACGCATTTATGGATTACTGCGTTTATGCCTCTTACGTCGATTGGTTGATTGTTGAAGGGCAGAACGGCAAGGCTCAGATTATGACGCAAGTTGCTGATACCATCATTACTAAAGAATTGGAACGCCAAGAACTTCAGATGGGTGTTACAATGCCCACTCGCGTTGCTACTCACGTTACAAGTCAAGCATACTACTAATTTACTACCATGCCCTTTGGCCCTAACGCTATTACCACCGGATACGGTCATTCCCAGTACGTTGCTAACGGCCTAAGCGCACAGGTACTTCAGTACGTTCCTGCCCAGTCCCCCGCCAACACCATCATCACGGGCGGTTCGATTGATAACACCCCGATTGGACAGTCTATTCCTGCGGCTGGTTCGTTTACAACGCTTACGGCTACAACGCCCTTGGGTGTGGCTTCTGGCGGTAGCGGCATATCCACCCTCCCTGGCAACGGTAAGCTGCTTATTGGCAACGGCACGGGATACACGTTAGCCAATCTTACGGCTGGTTCTGGTATTAGTATCACCAATGCTTCTGGCAGCATCACGATTGCTCAGACTAATTCGCCAGGTACGGTTACAAGTGTTGCGGCATCCGGTGGTTCGACTGGCCTTACCTTTAGCGGTTCGCCCATCACTACATCTGGTACTTTAACGTTGGGTGGCACGTTGGCTATCGGTAGCGGCGGC